GAAGAACTTGTTGCAACTGACCAAGTCGTTCAAATCGTTCAAAATAATCTTGATAGAGACATAGATGGGGGTCTATTCTAAAATATACATTTATTTTAAATGATAAATACATTTGATTCATGATTTGAGGACATATGACGGCACCGATTATTCAGTTTAAGAGGGGTGCTCATATTAATCTTCCCGGTCTTCGGGGAGGCGAACCCGGTTTTACAACTGACAAATATGATCTTTATGTTGGTTTAAATTCAACTACAGAAAGTAATCAGTTTTTTGGTTCAGGAAGATATTGGGAGAGAGAAGACGGCAACGAAGCTCTTGCTCTCCGATTGGTCGATAAAGACGGATCAAACAGTATCAATCTGAAAGGACCAGACAGTTTAACAGGAATTACCACCTATACCTTTCCAGCAACTCCAGAGTCAAATAAGTTTCTAATCACAGACGACGATGGAAATCTTTCTTGGGGAGATGCTTTAGAAAGTCTCAATATTTCTGGTATTATAACTGCTACAGGCGGTTTTAATCTTGGAATTAGTTCTGCAGGAAATTCAATCACAACAGGTCCAGTCAAGGCACTGAACTTTGTTGGAGCAGGAAATACATTTTCATACAATCCAGATACCGATACGATTGACATTTCTATTGCTGGCGGTAGTGGAGGAACAGTTGGAAGTGGAGAAGATATTCCACTCGGTTCGCCAACAGATGGTTCATATAGTCCTGGTGCATTAGATACTCTTAACAGTACAACAACGGTTGTTGATAGTATTGATGACCTGAATGAACTTGCATTAAATATGCTGAAAGGAACTGCGGTTTCCGAGGTTGACTTTACTGCAGATAAAACAACTGGAGGTTCGCCACTTAGTATCACGCTCACGCCAACATTTGCCGGAAATGCAGATCGATTTGATGTTGACTGGGGAGATGGTGGTAATGTTGAACTGGATCTGACACTTGCACAACTTAATCATACATATAATGAATCTGCTGGTGGTTTGTTCTCAATCACTCTGAATGCAAAGAATGACAGTGGTGCTGGTGCGGGAAGTGAGTTTGCGGTAGCGAAAAACGATTATATTACGGTTTATACACCAGATCCAGAGGTTAGATTTAATCTTTATCGCAATCAAACTGGTGGGTCATTACTCAGTGGCAATGATTTATATGTTGTTGAGGGTCAATCATTATACCTCAAGAATACCACAACTAATACAACAGGTTTTGATGTTGATTACACAGTAACCTGGGGAGATGGAAATACTGATTCGGTTGCTGATGATGCATCTGATGGTGGTGTTGGTGGATCAAGACTAGAACATACCTGGGTTGATGGAACAAATAGTGGTACAGGACTTGATACTCTGATTGTTTCTCTTGATTCTCACAACGGTTCTGATCCAAGTGTAATTCCAACTACAAAAGAAATCTCAATAAAGGTGTATGATGATTCTCCTTCTCAACCTGGTGGATTGTCTACAAAATCGCTGACCGATATTCCAAGCACAGGTAATTCTCCTAGACTTGCAAGTGGGGCAACAGATAATACTGGGTCATCATTGTTGTCTGGTGGAGATATTGTTGACCGTGTTGTGAGTGGATCTGTTGAGTCATCAATGACCGATTCATTTGCATATGGTGCGGATGCTGGATCGCTCACTGCAAATGTAAGTGGATCCGCAGATGGTTCTGTTACCTTTACCTTTGCAGGCGATGAGTCTGGGACATATGATAGTCTGGTTGTTACAGAAGAGAGTGATTATCAACTGTTAGACTCTACTGGATCTCCAACTACATTCCAATCCAGTATTTACTATCCCGGATTGTATAAAGGATTTAAGGCAAGAATCTCAAAACCAGTTGCTGATCTTGCAGTTGGTGCAAATAGTTTCCAACTCCAACACAGTGCAACAGGAGATACAAATACTGTTTCATTCGTAAAGGATGACCTTACATCAGATCCAACCACAAGTGTGGCTTCTGCAACGGTCTCTGAGAATGTGAGTGGTGTTTATCGTTATATCTCTGGTGTTCCTTATTACGACTCTGGTTCACCAAGTTTAACATTATCTGGTGTAACTATTGAAGACTTGGTTGGTCAATGTTATACTAATCAAAATGATATTGTAGAGGTCAATGACGGAGTTTCTACTACAGATTATAGTTACTCTGATATTGATGGATCTACAACAATGTTAACGGGTGGCATTCCAAATGCAAATGTTGGAACTGCTGCACCATATGTAATCGGTGATCTAGTAGTTCCAATTACAACATCGAACGTAAGGACTGAGAGTCAGATTAAAGTTCGTGCAAAGAATGTGAATGGTCTTGGCAATTATAGCAGTGAGATTCCAACCAAGATTCAGGTTCATACATCAGAACAGTATGGTATCAGTGAGATTGCAATTCCCGTCGAGGATGCTCTTGGCAATGGAGCACATACTGATGATGGAATCCGAATTTTTGATTTTAGTGGGGATGTAGACGACACTCCTACATTTAATAATGCAACAAATTTCTATATTAATGATCCATATACCGAACTTCTTGATCCTGGTATTCAAGGAACTCAAGAAGCAATGATTCGTGATGGTCAAATCCAACATGATACCTCAGATTACTCTGCGGGATATCTTCCTGCTGGTGGTCCTGATCGCAGTGGTGACACAGGAACTCAATACTTTACGTTTGCATTCCGTCGTCAGGTAGTTGCAAACTTTGACATTAATATTGATAGTTCCGGTGTCGCTGGTCTCTGGATTGCACTGCCAGGAACTGCAATTGACACAACCAGCGGTCTGAATGGTTGGTTGAGATCTGATTCTGCATACTCTGGTGCTGGAGTTCCGGGAACAGAAACTGGTGGTAATGGTAGTAATGGTTGTGCATTTAACAACTCCGACTTGATTCTGCCAAATACTTCGTTAAGTGGTGGTTATACGATGACTCTAGGTGAAGAGAATATGAGTAACGCTACGGGCAATGTTGTTCTTGTTCGTATCGCATTAACATCTGGACAATCCATTTCATCACTTAGCATAACGGAGGCATCAGTATAATGGCTATTCTAGAATCTCAAAAGGTTGATTATCTCTGGAAGAAACTAGGATACGGCCGTACTAAAACTGATGTAAATGCGAAGAAGAAGGCATTTAACGAATCAATTCCAAGTCCTCTGCTGCTGCGTGGTGATAAGATTTGGGCACAATCAGATCTGATTCCTGCTACAATCCCTGCTGCAACACCATCAGGAGGAGTTGTTACTGTATATTCGGATCCAGTTGAAACTGTTGCTGATATCACTGCAACGACTAATTGCGCATGGAAAACAAATATAACTGATTGGATTCCTCCTGAGATTGGTGCAACCTATCTCGTTAAGGTTTATATTCATGACTCTGGTGATGCTGCAAATGCTATCTCAAATGGAACACAGGTTCTTGCCGCAGGTTCTGGTAATGATGATGAATGGTTCTTTGATTATCAATCTGGTGTTCTTTGTTTCATTGGAGAAAATCTTCCATTTGGTGTAGATTTTACTGGTAAGAGTGTTTATATTACTGGTGCGGTATATAGTGGAACCTTTGGTGTAGGGTCTGGTGGTGGATCTACATCTACCTTTGGTCCAACCGATTCTATCAATACTACTGGTATTATTACCGCAAGTTCATTTGTTGGTGATGGTTCTGGATTAACCGGAGTTATCACGGGTCTGACTGCTGGTGCAAATATTGAGATCGTTGAGTCCGGAACGGGTAATTTTATTATCACCGCAACGAATGCAGATGGCTCTTCTGGTTTGGTAGAGGACACAACTCCCGAACTGGGTGGAGATCTCAACCTGAATGGACAGACCGTCTTTGGATTAGGTAACTTTGATGTTGCTGGCATCATGACTGCCACAGCATTTAGTGGAAGTGGCGCAAGTCTGACTGGTATTGTTACGTCTCTGACTGCAGGAAATAATGTAACAATTACTGAGTCTGGTGGAGATTATACCATTGACGTGGATGTTTTTGATCCAACGTCAGTTGTAAACTTCACTGATGAAACTGATAATGTTCTTGGTAATCCAGATAGTGGTGCTGTTCAGATTGATGGTGGTCTTGGTGTAGAGAAGAATACAACCATTGGCGGAAGTCTAAGAGTTCAGGGACATTCAACCTTCATTGGTATCGCAACATTTCATGGTGGAATAGTCAACCTTCAGGGCGATGTGAATCTTGGAGATGATTCCAGCGATAATATTAACGTTGGTGGTGACTTTGTTTCTGGATTGAGGCCGGATGTTTCAGATAGTTTTGACCTTGGACTTCTTGGTCAGAAGTGGAGAAACTTATTCTTGTCTGGATATGTATC